CTATGTACACCAGTTTTGTGTAAAGGTCGTACCTACAATTGTGGTCGTAGCTCGTGATATGTTCGGCAATATTATTAACCCCGAAGGGCCGGTTCGGTATTCTGGAACAGATATGGCATCATATTACCGTGTCCTGCGAAGTGCTCAGAAGGCAATTACGCCTTCTTAGGTGCGCCGCCGCCATTTGCCAGAGGAAGAAGGAATGGAACAGTATTATACGTCATAACCCAAGAGAGTTCGCCAATACCTGCTCCAAGCAGAATTGCTGCTCCCGCGTCCATCAAAGGACTTTTTAACATTCCGGCAGTCGATACCAGAGCAGTCAGGATGATACCAATCACGCTTCCAACCGTAACTCCAATAGCGTTGTTCATTCCAATCGGTTGGACCCATGCGTCCTGAATTAAGTAGACCAGTGCGGCAGTCGTTCCAACCGTAAGCGCAGGAACGATTCCGCCTCCACCGTGTAGAATCAACTGGAACAACAGACCGACGACCATCGCAACAATTGAGACCACGGCGAGAAGAGTGTAACGGAACGTCTGGTAATACACATCAGCTAACGGACCAATTGCCCAGAGTAAATAAGGAATCCATCCTCCAGTGGTTCGAATCACAGGGAATAGCATTGCTGAAAAACTAAATCCTTTCGCAGAAGCAGTGGCAGCATCCAGAGCACTTGCCCTTGAACCGGTAATCGCGAACACCGAACCTGCGACTATCAACATGACGAGTCCCGTCAGCAGCGCGATAATAGAGCTTTTGTCCATCTTTACTTTAACCGAGACAAAATAGCAGCGTAATTACAAATGAGTGCTCCACCTGCTCGGGAGGTTGCCAAAGCGTGTGAGACGAAAGACTTGCCTAAAACAGACACAGGAGTAGTTGATATCATCGGTTATATCCTTTTTATAGTGCTTTCGATAGCCGCGTGTTGGTATGGATGGAAATTCGGGATTCAATGGGCACCTGCGTTCTGGACAAAAATCCAGAATTATGGACTTGCTTTAGGTAAAATATTTGGAAATAAAGGAACTCCAACTATGGCAGATAGAGTTGCTGCAATGAGAGCAATGCGTCGTTAAAGAGTGCGTCGGTCGCGATGACTCCAATCGTCAGACCGGTGCTCCCCCGATTGCCACACACTAGAATCGTCATACATTCGTGCCTCTGCCTCTTCAAACTTCTTCTTACGCTCCATCTGCTCCTCGTACGACCACTGCTTGCGTGCCTTCTTATCGACAGTCTTCCATCCGTCGTCAGAAGCCTTGTCAACTAGTACGCGCGCATCATCCTCTTCCACAGCATACACATACGGTTCCGGGTTGTTATACTCGCGACGCAGAGTGGCAAATGCCCGCCTACTATCTGCCTCCGCGCGCTCAGCACGGTTCTTCTCAAACTCTTCACGGGACTTTCGTTCACTCTCATCCTCTACCTCCTTCTCGTTCCATTCAGATGCGAGTGCCGAGAATGAGATGCCAGACTTGGTTGGTGCGACTGTTGCCGTTTTAGTCGATAGTGATGGGAAATTTTGTGTCTCAAGTGATACCGTAGTCTTATTGGATGACGCGGCATTGCGACGAGAGGGAGGAATATACTTTTCCGACATTTTATGGCGATGTTATTGGATTCAAGCAATAAATAAAATCCGTTTTATACGAGGTTGAAAATGGACTTTGATGGTCTTGAGCAGGTAACTACAACAATGACATACGGAGTCGCAATTGCTGTGAATGGCAGCATTTCCGACTTCCAGATCACTTCGAAAACGGCGGATGTTCTAGGTTGGATTCGGAAGAAGTTCAAGTTGTCCGAAATTCAGTTTCAAGGGAAGTTGCAGCATCCCACAAATGAAGCGCGGTGGTTGAGCATCTTTGCCTCGACATCGGAGGACGGTGAGAATCAGCATATGCTTCCTGCGCCGTTTGACGACGAAACATACACGAGCACGATTGTTGTTCTTGCGACCGAGTCTGAAGACACGGACGGGTATGACGCGAATATTGGGTCCTACGTCGACCTTCGTGCCACAGAATATGAGACTTTATACCAGGAGTGGACATTTGCGGTGGATGACGACGAAGAGGAGGAAATTCAGGATATCAACGACGAAGATGACACCGGAGAGGCAAACGAGTCTGTTGTGGAGGAGGAAGATGTTGTTCGACCAGCAGTTATCACGCGAGCACCGAAGGTTGCTACAGTTAAGACGAAGGAAGTCTTTGTAACATGTGCGATTCGTGAGAAGGTTGTGGCGAACTTCACGGAGGTGTTTGGAGATTCTAAGAACGCCGAGGATTTCGAGTTATTCATGCTGAAGTTTCTCGTGGAGCAGGCAACGAAGGACGGTGTCGATGTAGATTGGGCAAACAGGACTTTCTGGAACATGTATCGCAGTCGTGCAATTTCGCTTTATGAGAACCTGCTTGGAGACCAGAGTTATGTAAAGAACGACCAGAAGTTGCTGGAGCGACTCAAGGCAGGCGAGATAGACCTGAAAACGATTGCCGAGATGACGCCAATGGATATGTGTCCTGCCCGATGGAAGGATTCAGTGGAACGCATCATTGAGGAAGAGAAGCGTTTGTACTCGAAGAACCAGAATGCGTCAATCTTCATGTGGTGCTCCGGATGTAAGTCTAAGACGAAGTGTGATTACTATCAGCTTCAGACTCGATCAGCGGATGAGCCAATGACGACATTTGTGACTTGTCTTGAGTGTGATCGCCGCTGGAAATTTTAATGGTGAACCGTTCTGTCTCGGCAGGAGATTGTCCTTCTTTATGGACCTGTATAGGATCCAGACCGTTCGTAATATCCGGTTTGCTTAGATGTGGCGTACTATCGCCAAACTGCTTTTTGAATTTCCATATTATGTTGTCTGGAACTTGCGGACTGTTCTCATGCAATCGGTCCAGTTGATCGCGCACGACCTTCAACATATCCTGTGCCTCCATTCTTTCCGTACGAGGCAAGGAAAGTTCAATCATGATGAACCTATGTATCTTTGAATAAGACGAAGATGTCATGCGATGAGCTTCCTTGCGTGCTGCCCATCCGAAATGAGACGCAAGAGTGTTGAGGACGCTGACAGTCAGACTAAGAACGCCTATACCGACACTCGATGCTGCTGGGTCGTTAAATAAAGACTGGGACCCGATAGACGCAGTTCCGGCGATTGTCGAAAATACAATGGTTGGAATCGTTATGTAATTGTTCATAGTCGTGTACCGTTTTTGAGATTGAGTATGTAACCATGAATAACACAGTGCCCTCTCTCCTTCTTCGGACAAAATGCGTTCTATCTGGGTATTCCACCGAATTTTTCCTTTTTGTTCCTCCATCTGTTTATTTTAACGCAGAGACATAATGGGGGATATTTGGTTGAGAACCCTGGTGAAAATGGGACTAGACCCTCAAGATGCAAAGGCAAAACTCGAAATATTCCGAGGAAAGTTGAAAGAACGGTTCGGCAAAGAGAAGCAGGATGGAGGGGCAGACACGCTTTTGAACGTTCAAGGCAATAAATTGATTGATTCCATTAGCACGAATGAGGGTGCTGCCGCATTTTTGGCAACATTGCCTAAATTCGTCTTCATATTGAAGACGGTCGAAAAGACTCCCGGATTCGGGATATTGGTAGGGGTGATGATGGATGCTATGCTTGCTGGAATGAGCACTGGTGGCGAACTCTTTCAGAACTTAGTAGGTCTTGTTCCCGGATTTGGTCCTGCGATTGTCGCAGTATTTGGAATCTTCTTTTGGCCTCCACTTGCGATGATCGCATTCAGTCGGGCAGACTTCTCTGAAGCTTCGGAAATATACCTGAAAGCAATCCCATTCGGAATGGGAAAGACTTTGTCGACTGCATTTGCGAAAACCGATAAGTTCGCGACGAAGTTCGGAGACAAACTCGGACTCATCAAGGAACAAGGTGAGCAAGCGTTGGGTAAGTTGAAAGAAACACTCAATGACGCAAAAGCAAGCATTGAAGAAAAGAACCCGAATTTGATAAAAGGTCTTCGGGACAAGGCAGATGTAATTAGCACCAAGGCAATCAACGCGCTAGAGTCGAAAACCGAAGAAGCAACGGACCGATTTGATGCTTCAGACCTCGGAAGTGCTTACAATGCCGACCGAGAACTTGCGAAGAGTAAGATTCCAGAACCACCAAAGGCACCGTATGTCCCAGGAGCGTTTGATTCAGCGCGAAAATCGTTCGCACCAATGAAACCTAGGAAGCGAGGTGGGAGTAAAAGACTTTCAACAAAGAAACAACATAAGAATAAGACATGGAGGAAAACAAGACGAATCAAATCCGCGAGGCGCTAAAGCAGTGGATTGCGCTTGACGATACTGAGCGTCAAATCCGTAATCAAATCAAGGAAATCCGTGAGAACAAGGCAACGCTTTCTGCCACCATTCTGGAGTACATGCGCGAAAACAAGGTGGATAACTTTGCCCTTGAAGGTAACGGTCTAGGCAACATCTCGCGTAGTGTTCGCACGTCGCGTCCTCCACTGCGTCGCTCTGAGTTGCGCACCAAACTTCTGATGACTTTTGCTGATGAACCCCAAAAGGTCGCAGAGTTCCTAAGGTCCATCGAGGGCATTCACGAGGGAGAGGACAACATGTCGGCAGGCGGAACGCAAAAAGAACTCCTTATGCGCCGCATCCCGCGGACCAAGACTACCCTATCTCTCTCTACTTAATTACGCCTGAAAGTGCAGAATCGAGGCACGTGCCGCAAACTGCTCGGCCTGCTTCTTTGTAGACGCACTTCCCTGTCCAATCATCTTTCCCTCATGAATCACTTCCATCGTATACTGTCCATTGACGCACGATGCCATGTGATATATGGGAGTCTGGTGAAACAGAGACTGATACAACTTCTGAAACTGTTCCTTGAAGTTTCGATTGTTCATCAATAGTTTAGGGATGTCAATATACATCTCCACGAGCGCAACAATGAAAGCATACACGATCTTGAACTCATAGTTCGTGTCTGTCCAAAGTGCGCCAATGAACGCCTCCAGAATATCACCCAACTTCTTGGTATTGGTGCGTCCGGCACAAATATCCTCGTTGTGTCTCGAAATCACATAGAACTTCGCAAGACCAATCTTCTCACTGAGTCTGCCCAGCGTCTCGTTACACACAATCTCCTTCTTCAAATCGGTGAGAAACCCTTCGTTCTCGTCTGGAAACCGCTGGAACAAGTATGTCGATACAGACGCGCCAAGGACTGAATCGCCCATATGTTCCAGACGCTCGTAGGAGTCGTCAAACAGTTCCAAACAATCGCTCGGACGTGGCGCAAGAGTGGTTGCCTCGCCTGCCGGAGTCGTATAATCCTTCCGCTTGACATACGACGAATGAATCATTGCCGTCTGGAAATTCGCAATGTCCCGAATAACCACATTATCGCATCGGTGACTTTGTAGGATTGCTTGGATGTCAGTTTTGGCAAACAAGCGATTCTTTGGGTTGTAAGGGTTGTAAATCGTTGCCATTTTGACTTTAGGATGTTCCGTGTATCAAAGTCCGTTTTACTCCGGAGGTGTGTGCGTGAACGCGAACTCCGTCGCAACCAGCGCCTTGGTCTTCTTGTCCACAATCATATTGAAACACTCGTCGGCATTGGGGGTGCGCGTGCTCTCGAAATACTCCTTGAGGTATGCGTGCAGGTCCTTCTTGGAAAGCGTCCATGCCTTGCTCCACTGATTCGGGCGCTGAATCTTGATGACAGACCCGTCATCGGACAACCGAACCTCGTTGAAGGTATGAAACTGCTGGTCGCGGAGAATATCTGCCATCTCCACTTCGAGAACCTTGCGATCGTTGCGCAGAGTATGGACTTCAGCATTCAGAGCAGTAATTCTCTTATCGACATCGCGGTATGACTCAAGGCGTGACTTCAGGCGAGCAAGCATCTTAGTGGTTAGGGTTTGTCATTCTCTAAACTTAAATCCGTTTTCATAACAAGGATGTTTGTCGATGATAAAGAGATCGACACACTTAGAATCGCCTACAATAAGGAACATTCTGGAGAACCGCCAATTCCGGCGGGAAATATAGGTGCGACATGGAATGCTCTGCGCAAACGTCTTCAGTCCAAATGTAAGGACGGCGCAGCAGAATGTGTGGTGTCATCACTCCTCACAAAACCCAAAGCCCCCGCGTCGTGGAAAGAGAATCCTACTGAATGGTTATCCACTACGGAAATTGACAAGATTGAAAAGAGTTACACGAAGTTATTCTCGAGTTACAATTACGTCGGCGCATTCCCTATAGATTTTGGGGCAAAGTCCGAGACTGGGTCGTGTTTAGTAAGTGCCCTATGTTCTATGGATATCCGAAAACTCGCGGCAAAAGGCAAGACTCAAATTGGTATTATCTTCAATACCGACGTGAGCACCGGTCCTGGAAAACACTGGGTCGCGGTTTTTTGCGACGTGAGTCCTGATTTGGAGTATCCGCGCATGACATACTTTGATTCCTACGGTCAGCACCCCGAGAAACAGATTCAGCAATTAATGAAGCGTTGGAAGGAGCAGTGGGATGCGGGCGGTGGACACTCCAAACCTATGGAGTTGACGTATAACAAAACGAAACATCAGCGAAAGGGAACGGAGTGCGGTATGTATTCGGTGTATTTCCACTACTGCTGTTTGACGGGAATACCTATGGAGAGGCGCATTCCCGATGATGTAATGACGGGACTCCGAGGTGTCCTGTATCGCATATAAAATCTCCGGTAAAAACATACACAAATGGCGAATGTTTGGATTTCTCACGTTCTGAAGACGAAGTCGGATATGATGAAGAAGGGAACCTACAAGAAGGGCGATGGTCTGAAGAAGGTGATTCTCGCGGCCAAGAAGACTTACAAGTCCACGCGCCGCGCGTCCAAGAAGGGTCGCCGCGGTGGTGCTGATGAGGGGATGGGTGGGGCGCCGACGCCCGCAATGCAGTCTGGAAATGAGACACCTGCTCCGGTTGCTTCTGGCGGTCGTCGTCGTCGCTCCACTCGTCGTCGGGCGCGTCGGTAAAAAAATCAGTATGTCTAACATATAAAGACAAATGGGCGGCGGTTTACTTCAACTCGTCGCACACGGAGCTCAGGATGCATACCTTTCCGGAAACCCCCAGATTACGTTCTGGAAGGGTCTGTTCAAGCGCCACACGAACTTCGCGATGGAACCCTTTCGTGTTCGCCTGACTGGCGTGCCCGCGTGGGGCAATAAGCAGAGCGTGACGCTTGCCCGCCATGCGGACTTACTGTATTCCACTTACCTCGATGTCGTTCTCCCTGCGAAGGATAAAAGTGACAAGTTCATTGAGTGGAACAACGAGCAGGGTCGTTTGGGATACAACTTGCTCGATTATGTCGAACTCGAGATTGGCGGACAGGCAATTGACCGCCTTTACAGCGAGTACCTCTACCTGTGGGACACACTCACTTCCGATGCGAACAAGAGTTACCAGTTGTACCAGATGGTCGGAGGCGGTGGAGACTCGCGCCGTCTAGATGGTGGTCCCATGGCAGTAAATCTTCCAGTTTCATCTGTGAGCGACAGTGCTTCTGGAAATGGTTTTTACTACGGTTACCGTCCTCCTGTTTCCCAAGGAAACGTCAAGGCTACCGGTCGTCCTTCGTCCTCTCAAGTATTTAGGATTCCGCTGCCTTTCTCTTACACTCGCAACCCCGGTGCTGCACTTCCCCTGATTGCTCTCCAGTATCACGAGGTCAAGATCAACATTCTTTGGAACAAGTGGCAGTTCGTGACTGCGAACTTCAACGGCAACCAGCCCCCGCCTCCCAGCACCGCGACCATTTATGTGGACTACATCTACCTCGATGTCGACGAGCGTCGTCGTATGGCCCAGGAGTCGCACGAGTACCTGATTGAGCAGGTCCAGTTCAACGAGGAGAAGGGTCTTGCAGCTGGGGCGAACCGGATTGACTTGACTTTCAATCACCCCGTAAAGGAACTCATCTGGGTCGTACAACCTGACCGTTTCACCAACTGCAAGATCGCAGACAAGAAAAACAACAGTATTGCGGAGTATGGTGCGCCTCGTCCTGCTCTCCAACCCACGACTACTCAGCAGAGTGGAGCAATTCGTACGACGGCGGTTCTTGGCGGATCGAGCACCGGCGGTCCCGGTCGTCTGACTCCTTTTACCTACACATACCTAGACCAATCCACCTGGGATACGGCTACACCATCGGCTTTCTACGAATACAACCAGACCTTCACGCAACCCGTGTTTGAACAGCGCCTCCAGATTAATGGTCAGGACCGTCTTGATACCCGAGGAGGTGATTACTATAACCTAGTCCAGCCCTTCCAGCACCACTCTGGAACCATGAAACCTGCTGGGTTCGATACGACTGCATACGTGAGGGTGTTGGCTGCTGCCCAAATCGCCAACGGAACCACTGCTGTTACTACTACTGGTGCGACTCCTGACTTAATTGCCGCCGTCCCTCAGTCTCACCGCGCGATTTACACGTATTCGTTTGCCCTCAAGCCCGAGGAGAACCAGCCGTCCGGAACCTGTAACTTCAGTCGCATTGATACTGCGACGATCGTGATGAATATGTCCGGCAATTACGTGGTGGATGAGAACACCGACAATGTGTGGAATGCGCGCGTGTATGCCATCAACTACAACATCCTACGCGTGATGAGCGGCATGGCAGGACTTGCATACTCCAATTAAATGTTCTTCAAATATAAATGGACGTCAATGATGCTCACGGTCCCGGAAGCAATTCTCTTGCGAAAGCAACTGAAACGACTCCCGGAACCCCTCCTCCCCCAGGTCCTACTCCCACTCCCGGGGTCACAACAACCGTCGACCCGAAATTCAAGATTGAATATACGGCAGTGACAATCGTTTCAGCAGTGTTCGCGGTGATTTTTGCAATCGTCTTCTCCTACGGAGCTGCGAAGTTGTCGTTCGATAAGTATCGTTCTGTCGGATGGGCAATTCTGGACTTCTTCTTCAGTTCGTTTTATTATCCTTACTATGCCATCTTCCTCAACTCCCCCACTACCATTGGCGGACGTCGATAAATCAAAAACCCAAATAGCGTGTAGCATCTACTACACCATATTTGTGTTCTTCTGTACAACCATATATCCCTACACACTTACCACTCCATCGCGATATCGTCTACACGACACACAATGTCTCCCTCCTCTGCGAGTTTGGCATTCAGGACCTGGATGTCCTCGTCGAACACCGTGTGCTCCTCATCCAGACCCTCGGGCATCTTCGTCTCGTCCACGAGAATATCCACAAGTCCAGTTCCGCACGGCGGTTTCTGTCCGAACATGATGTTTGCCGACACGCCCTTCATACTATCAAACTCCCCCGAAATCGCGGCATTGAAGAGAACCTTAGATGTCTCCTCGAACGATGAGCGCGCAAGAACTCCCGAATCGCCCTTGCTCATTCCGAATCGGTCCACTGACAGGATATGACCAGGATATGTCATCGTGTCAATCAGCGTAATCATGTGCCTATAATTCACATACTCTGCGCTAAACACTTCCATGAACTCTTCATACATTGCTACGCGCGCAGTCTCAATTCCAAACACCTCTACAATCTCGTGAACATCGTTCGAGAAGGAACGCAGCGGATCCACGTGCTTGAACGTTGCCAAATCCAGCAAATTCGTCCCCTCCACATCCAAGACATACTGCTTCATCGGAACGAATCCGCCTACCGTCTGGTCATACACAACCTCCGACTTGACTTCGCGGGGATACACTTTTCCAATACCGTCCACGCCGGTCAGAATCGTGTCGAGCAACTTATCTTCAATGAATCGGAGCGACAGAGCATTCTTTGCCATATCGGTTCCGAAGACGATGCGCAGAACCATCTTGTCGGGAGTATTGGTGTCGCTGTGAATACAGTCGAACACGCGTAGAACTTTATTGTCTTGAATCTTCGAGGCAATCTGGGTCATGTTTGCCACATTGCGTGCTGCCATTTCGTGCTTGTCCAACTCCAGACGCAGAATCCATGGAGAGATACACGAATTGCCCTGTGCGACTGAGAACTTCTCGTAAGACCTCAGAATATCAATATCGTCTCCAATCGCAGTATTTGCAGTTCCGGGATGAGGGTCGTAGTACATGCGCACGGAAATCGTGATGTCGCGCAGAGTCGTCTTCTGAATATCGCGCTTCACAGCAATCGTATCGTTTTGTGACTTTGCGATTTCGGGAGTCAAATACACCACATTGCCCGGGTTCTTGGGATTACGAGAGACGCTCAGCAACTCAATGATACGTGGAACGCCCTGAGTAGCATTTGCCTTGACAGTTCCGGCACTGTGGAAGGTATTCAGCGTAAGTTGCGTAGTGGGTTCGCCGATGGACTGTGCCGCAAGCGTACCTACCATTTCACCGGGATGGACGCGTGCCTTGATATACTTGAACCGGATATCGCGAAGGAGCTCGTCGAATGTATCCTTGGACATCCGCATCACCATGATGGACTTCTTGGGGGCAAAGTAGAAGCGAAGGAGGGCATGGAACACAAGATTGTGACTCATCCATGGTTCGGCACACAACTTGTTCAACTCGGCAGTCACATAGTCCGGCGTTAGGTCTGTCTTGGTGACATACTCGTTCGTATACTTCTGGACAAGACGACGCAGGTTGACGGGTGCCATAATCTTGCGAGAGTTGATGTATCGGAACACGTTCTCCACCAGAAACTTACGGTCCGCAAGAATCATTTCAATCATGTCAGAGTTCGACGCCTGGAGTCCATCCTTCATAACTGCCTGGAAATCGTCTGCGTTTGCGGCAAAGTCTTTGTAGACCTGCTCCATCGTCATTGTTCCCAGTTCGCATGCCTGTGCCTCCACATTCACTGTATCGATTCCGTCGCCGCCATACTGGAACTGGACGATTGCGCCGTTCGCGTTGCGCACTGTGCCGTCATACTCCACGTGAAGGTCCTCCATAGTCTTCACCAACTTTCGCTGGATGTATCCCGAATCGGAAGTCTTGACGGCAGTATCAATCAAACCCTCGCGTCCTGCCATCGCGTGGAAGAAGAACTCTGCGGGTCTCAATCCAGTGATGAAACTGTTCTCTACAAATCCGCGAGACTCTGCCGAATAGTCATAGCGCGTGAAATGGGGAAGCGTGCGGTCCTGAAGCGTATACTGCACACGCTTACCGGCAATCAGTTGCTGCCCCAGCATTGCCATCATCTGGGCAATATTGAGGTCGGAACCCTTAGACCCAGACACCACCATCTCGCGCATGCGGTTCTTTGCCGGAAGACCCTCCATGACCTTGTTCACGACCTCGGACGCAGAGTTCTTGAGGGCATTACAGATTTGGTTCTCGAGTTCATCGCCATCCGGACGACCCGAATCGTTTAGGAACATACCGGCATGGACGCTCGAAAGAATGCGCGCAACCTCCTTGCGTCCCTTGTCGAGCGAATCCTCAATTGCCTTCGTGATCTCCGCATTCCCAATCAGGTCGGAAGGACCCACTGAGAATCCAGAATACAGGTTGTACTTTGTTACGATGTTCTGGACCTCGTTGATGAACTGTCCGCACCGATCCGGTCCAAAGTCGTTGTAGATGACGTGGAGAATGCCATCGACCATATCGCCAGACGAACCGCCGAACGCACTCTTCTTCAGAATACCCTTCTTCAGTTGTCCGTCCTTCAACTGAATGCTTCCGTTGAAATCCATCAGTGGAAACGTACTTGAAATCAACTCCTGACCAGACATAGTAGATCCCTTGCGACTGTAGGACGACAGAGGGCGCTTCGTGCGTCCCAAGATATTCATCGCAATATGCTCAGGAACCTTGACGTCAGGCTGCGAGATACGGAACGAACCAGTCAGTGTATCCTGGAAGATTTGGATGATGGGAGAGTTCGTGCGCGGCGAGATGATTTGGCGGAGAACGGATGCGAGATACTTCAACTCTGTCGCGGCAACGATGGATTGGGGCACGTGCATGTTCATTTCGTCGCCGTCAAAGTCTGCGTTATAAGGACGAGTCGCAGATACGTTGAGGCGGAATGTGGAGTAAGGCAGAACGCGAATGCGGTGGCACTCCATCGATGCCTTGTGTAGCGACGGTTGGCGATTGAAGAGAACCACGTCGCCATCAATCAGATGGCGATGGACAATATCGCCCTGCTTTAGGTCAATCATCTCGGGTTTCATGTAACGCAGACTCACTGTCTTGTCCTCGTCGCGGACATAGATGGACTTTGCCCCGGGATGCTTTGCGGGTCCGTTGCGAATATACGACATGAGGCGGTCGCGGTTGTATGGCGTCACTGCCTCTGGGAACGTGAGGTTGCGCGCAATCTCCTCTGGAACACCGAGTTCATCCACATCGATGTTCGCATCGGGAGTAATGACAGTGCGTGCCGCAAAGTCTACGCGCTTCCCCATGAGGTTTCCACGCACACGACCTGACTTTGCTCCCATGCGTGACTTGAGAGTCTTTAGAGGACGACCGGAGCGCTGTGCGGCAGGAGGAAGACCCTTGATGTCGTTGTCCACGTATGTTGCCACATCGAACTGCAGAACCTTCGTGTAATCGTCAATGACTGCGACCGACTCGCCCTTATCAATCTTCTCGCGAAGACGCTGGTTGTTGCGGACGATATCAATGAGTTTGTGCGTCAAATCATCCTCCATGCGCTGGTTGTCGTCCATTACGACGGACGGGCGGACAGTCAGAGGCGGAACCGCAAGAACCGTGCACACCATCCACTCCGGGCGACTGAACTTGGGATGGAACCCGATTGCAGAGACAGACGCGTCGGTCATGCGCTGGAAGCACCGAAGAACCATCTCGGGTTGAAGAGGGATTGGGTCTGCTCCCTGAACTGACAGAATGGCAGAGAGTGTTGCCACGGTATTCTCTACCTTCTCGACCTTCTTGATTATGTCGCTCTGGCAGTGGACACACGAATACTGTCCGTCAGGAGTTCGCAGCCCGTTCTTGAACTGAACAGTTGCCTCACGCACCGCATTGAACTTGTCGATTCCCAGGAGTGTCTGTGGAATCTTTGCCAGTTTATCTGCGGTCATGTACGGGTTGGAGCAATTCAGACAAACCACGCCAAGAACGTTGCGGATGGTGTCAAGGAACTGGTAGAGGTAGACAGGGCGCGCAAGACGAATGTGTCCGAAATGACCTGGGCACAGAAGGTTGGTCTGCTTACATGTCGAACAAACCTTGCCGTTCTCAATAACTCCGAAACGACTATCGAATACTCCGCCGGAAACGGGTTGACCTGTTTGGAATGTCTTGTCGGTCGTGACCTCGACAACGCTGCGAGACACGATCTCATCAGGGTTGGCGATGCCGAATTGAACGCCAATAATAGTGTCGCCCATTCTTTCTATTAATATGTGTAGTGTGTATATTCTTCCGTTTTCATTGTGCGATATCCAGTGTCAGTTTCCAGAAGTCGTCGTCTTCTATGATTTCCTTGACCATGATTTCAGGATACAGATCCGACAACTCGGAAAACCATTGTTCGAATTCCGGACCCAATCTTTGCCTGAATTTCACTTTGCGCTCTTTGGGCATATACTTGAGGAACCGAACGACGTCCATGAACACAGTGCGTGTGAAGGTTTGGATTAGATAGGGACTCTCGCTCTCGTCTTTGAAATCGCGGACCTTCGAATACCACTGCTCCATTGTAATTTCGCCAAGAAGAGTAATATGCCGAGAAAAACCTTGAAGTTAAAAGCAGTGCGACCATCTCGCAACCCACAGAAGAAATGGGATGCGGTGTTTGATAGAGAAGGGCGAGAGAAGGTAGTGTCGTTCGGCGCAAAGGGGATGTCGGATTACACGAAACACAAGAACAAGACTCGAAGGGCACTGTATTTACAGCGTCATTCGGGTATGGGCGAACATTGGAAACAACCGGATACGCCCGGTGCGTTGTCAAGGTGGATTTTGTGGGGTCCTTCTACATCGTTCCGCCAAAATCTGAAGTCCTTCAGAAATCGGTTTAGAGTGTAGGAACATAGTTAGGTCGGTGGGATGTCCGAGTGGTTAAGGAGGGAGTCTTAAGAACTCCTGTTGCAAAACGCGCGGGTTCGATCCCCGCTCCCACTAATCCGGTGAGATGTCCGAGTGGTTAAGGAGGCAGTCTCAAGAACTGCTGTTGAAAAACGCACGGGTTCGATCCCCGTTCTCACCATTATTTTTAGCATTCCAATTGAACAACTGAATATACATAAAAGC